GGGCCAAACAATGTAACATTTATTGAATTTTGCCGTGTGCGTAGACGCTAACGCTGGAGCTAGGGCACAAGCCAGAGCCGAAGCTCAAAAACAAGACGCTCTTCACAGACAAAGAGCATTATCATTTTGGAATAGAGAAACACAGTTTGCACGTAACTTAGATAGATCAGTTATAGGCTTGAGTCGTGACCAAAGCGACATCAGACAGAATATAAACTACCAGATAGGTGCTGGTAGGTTAGCTCAACAAAAAGCCTATGCTAAATATTTAAGTACTAAAAGAGCAAACGAAGGTGGTAGAGCCAGATCATTTGGAAGATCTGCACTAACTAAATACTTACAAACAAAAGCAGGCATTGAAGGTGTAGTAAATACTGTAGTCGGCAGACAGGCCGCACAGAAACAAACCACAGCTATGCGTAACTTTAGAACTTTTCAAGCAAGAGCTAGAGAGAAACTAGGATTACCCGCACAGCCGCCACCACCAGTAATGCTGCCACCATCAAACAGACTTGGAGGTGCATTGTCCCTTGCTCAAAGTGGACTAAGTATTGCAGCAAGTGCTAAGTATCTTTTTGCTCTATCTGATATAAGAGTAAAAGAAAATGTAGTAGAAGTAGGTGTATCACCACAAGGCTACAAAATATATGAATTTAACTACAAAGGCGGTAACGTACGATTCCGTGGAGCTATGGCTCAAGATGTAGTTAAGAAGAATCCTATGGCTGTAGGTATAGATCAAAACTATCTAACTGTTGACTACAGTAAAATAGACGTTGACATGGAGGTAGTAAATGTCGGAGTTTAATAGACAGCTTGGAGTGGCTCGTGATGCGTTTACGAGCTCCTCTAAATCCAACTATGGATCTGAAGAAGCTGATCTTACAGATGCTATAATTAAGAATCAAGAAACTATTGATATGCCTAACACTGTGGCATTTTTTAACAGTGTTAAGGAGTATGAAAGAGTAAAAGATAAAGGTAGCTTTCTCAATACTATGAAGCAAGTTGCCGGAGTCTTTTCAGCAGCAGCTCAATTTAAAAAAGTATCTGAGGCAGTAGAAAAAGAAAACGAAGGCTTTGACTTTATGCTTGGTCAAGCTGGTGAAGTTAAGAGCGAAGTTGTAGAACAATTCAATGCTCAAGAAAAACAGCTTGAATTTGAAAGAAAAGATGCTGACTTTGAGTTAACGAAAGAAGCTCAGACACAAACTGGTGAAGATCAGAGAAACACTAATGAAGCTGCGTACAACTTACTACATACAAATATAGAAGGTGCTAATATAAAAAAAGTTGCATCTTCTATAGGAGATCAGTTTAAACCTGTGTTGGGTAATACGATGGCTGGTAAAGGTCTTGATGGTATTACTACTACAGGCGAAGCTTTTGATGAAATAGATAAAGGTGTAAAAACTCTACTAGGTGCAGCTCTTTATGAAGCTTTGGAAAACAATATTGATATTTCAAACGAGCGTACTCTTAGAAGATATATAAAAAGAATTACACCAAAGCTTATGGAGGCTAGATCAGGTCTTCGAGCTAAGTGGGCTGCTAATCAAGAGGTAAAACTAGAAAACGCTAGAAACGCTCAACTAAACTCTGACATACGAGAAGCTGTTATTAATAATGACGCTGATGCTATATTTAGCACAAATGGTTTACTTGATAAAATCAGAGCAACAAAGTTTGGTAATGCTCCCGGATCTTATCCACTAGCGTTTCAGTATTTAGAAGACCAGATTATATCTGACATTCAGAAAGATGCGTTTTCTGGTGGCGAAGGCACATTAGTTAGTCCTGATAACATAAGTAAGCTTTTGGATGAGGCTAAGATTGTAATAAAAGGTAAAGAGTATAATGGTCTGCTCAATGTACCTGACAATATTGTCTCTAAACAACTCAAAGAAAGATTTGAAAGACGTGTTACAGGTGCTATAGCAGCTGTACAAACTGAGGCTGCAAACGAGTTAGACCAGCGTAAGGCTAATCTAAGAAATTCATGGGATAAAGAAAATATATATGATGAAATAGCTAAATTAAGAAACAATCCTGTAAAATTAGCAGAGTTTCTTGATGAGTCAAATTTGGTTATTTTAAAATCTAAATGGATTGCTTACGCTCGTAACCAAGTTGACGGTGACGGTACACTATTATATGATGTGACAATAGAAGGTCAACCAAAGCTTACCGATGGTTTAAATAAGTTTTTAGCTAAAGCTGATACAGGTAAGAATGATATACAAGTCAATCAAAAAGCTAAATATCAAGATATAATAAATGAGTTCCATGAGAATGATATAAAAAGTGCAGTTAAACAGCATTTATTTGGTGATAAAGGAAAAGATAATAAGTTAACTGGTGCAGACAATCAGATATTTAGACGCATGAAAGCTGACTTTGATAGAGAGTTTCTTAAATCGTTACCAATCTTAGAAAAAAAATTATCAACTTTAGACCCGAATGATAATGAAGAATACACTATTACCGAACATATGTCGGGTATTTATAATACAGTTAAAGAGAATCTAGATAACAATGTCTATGATGCACCTTTAAATATAGGTGGTAGTGTAAGTATACCATTACTAAATGCTAAGAAAGAGTTTGTACAATCGTACATAGATGATGAGGGGCTGAAAGATGCAACAGAAGTTACAAACCTAGCCGAGAAAAATAACTTTGAAAGAGCAAAAGCTTGGAGAGATAGTGGTGGAGATATGAATAAGGATGTTATCAGTTTCTATGATGACGTACCTATGTTCACAATGGTCAATGGTAAAAAAGTACCAATGACTAGCTTACAAAAGTTTTTGTATAGAGCTAGAGCTATAAACTATTTAACAACTGACGAGTCTGCTACTATTGCTAAGTGGGATGAGACTATGGAGTTTTATACAGAAGATGATAGAATATCTTTACTCAACAAACCTACTGAGGGTAAGTTCTTACAAATTAGTGCAGAATCACTACCAACATTAACTGAGGCAGCTAAGGCTATGAGAGCTGGGCCTAATAATACATTTGATAGTATAGAGTCACCTAAGCTAGTAGCCCAGTCTAAAGGTAAGACACCTAGACAACTATCTAGATTACCAAAGGTTAAATCTTTACAACAGATGACTAAGGCAGATCTAGAAAATGCTGTTTATAATCTTGATGCTACTAATATAGGCTACTATGGTTTTGGTGGTTTTGAAGCGTTGGACTTATTACAACAGCTAGGCGTTAAAGATGATGAAAAGATATCAGAAAATCTACAGACAGCTATGCGTATGTTAAAGTTGCAGAACAATATTACTAGACGTAAGAGGGCTATAGCTGGACTTACTGTTGTAAATAGTGATGCAGCTTGGGTAGAAGCTACAGGATTTACATATGAGGAAAATCAAGCTATTAAAAAAGTATTTCCTTTATTAGAAGGTTATGAAATGACTAACTTTGACAAACTACAAAGTCAAGTTGCAAAGGTATTTATAACAGATCTTGAAAAGTATGGCACTGATAATCTATTCAAAGCTGGTTACAGAGTTGTTACTGGTGTACCTAAGAGACAAGAGATAGATGAGATTGTAGAAAAAGAACGTATACCTGATCCAGAACCAGAAGAAAGAGATCCTAATTTAACCAGTCGAGGAACTAGAAACAGATGATAGAAGAATCAAACTATGGTGATGCTTACTCTTTAGATATCGAAGCTTCTAAGGCTGCCGTAGAAAAATACGGTGAGTTTATAGATGAATACGAAAAGAAAGAGCAAGCAGAACAAGCTGTAGAAGCAGAAAAAACAGCGGAGCAAAAGCAGAGGGTTGATGAACAGGTTGACCCTCGTAACGCCGATTCATGGGGTGCTAAAGCTTTTATAAAAGAAGGGCAGTCTATTCTATCTGGTGGTATACAAGATACTGCGTCTTCGATTGCAACATTTCCAGAGCGTACAATAGATGCGTTTTCTGGTGAAATGCAAAGAGAGAAAGAAGAAAAAGGATTCTACAAACCAGAGTGGACTCCTTTTGACTCTTACGATAACCCTATCGAAACCAAAACATGGTGGGGTAAACAGCTACGTGGCTTAGTACACTTTGGTACACTAGCCATTGGTACAATAGCAGCAGCTAAAGCAGCGGCAGCTACAGGTCTGGTTACAATACCAGCTGGCCTAGCCGGTGTAGCTAGCAGTAGTCTTGCAAGAGGTGCAGCTATAGGTGCCGTGTCTGACCTTGTATCTAAAGAGTCAGACGAAATGAACGCTATGGGTGCATTGCGTGAAAGATATGGCTGGTTTGACACACCACTAGCTACCAAAGACACAGACCATCCTGTTATGATGAAGATAAAAAACATCGTAGAAGGTATGGGCATAGGTCTATTTTTTGACGGACTAGCTTATGGTCTTAAGAAAGGCAGTCAGCCAGTGCTTGAGCAGATAGCTGCAAGAAATAAAAGTGTAAAAGATCAAACAGTAGAAGCTGGTATAGCACAGCTACGAGAAGGCGAAGTACAGTTTAGAGCAGATAAAAATGCTCCTGTAGCAGAGCCACACCAAGGGGCACATACATCACAGGTTGAACCAGAAGTAGCTCGTCAACAGTTATCACGTACACGTAACGAGTGGGGTTCTGAAGAAGGATCTACAGGCTCTGTAACTACACCAGTAGAACGTGAGCGTATAGCACTCAAAGGTGGTACAGATGATAAAACTGTTGAACGTATATACAAAGGACTTGTTAGCAGTGAAAAGTTTGCAAAAGACTTGGCAGCTGCAAAAGGCGACAGGCGAGCTCTAGCAGCTACATTTAGAGAAGCTGTAGAAGGACATCAGCGTATAACACAAGGTAGAAATGCTGTTGATATGTCACCAGCAGAGTATCTCAAAGAGTTGTATGAAACTAACGATGTTATTGATGGTGTCGAAGTATGGACATCGAAAAACGTTGTTATTGCTGACCTAGTGTCTGGTACACTGTTAAGACAGTTACGAGATACAGGTATAGCTGGTAGAGAGATAATGGATATAGTCAATCTCAATGATATAGATGGCCCAGCTAAACAGATAGTTGACACAATGCTTACAGCTTTGTATGAAACTAAGAAAGCTAGATTTGTAAAGTCAGACTCATTTAGAGCGTTAGGTGCTGGTAAGGCACGTAAAAGAGCTATAGATGATGCGATGACACAGGAGATGGCTGACACAAGAGAGTCAATACTTTCTGTATTGAAGATCTCAAAAGATGGTGACGATGAGTTACTACAGGCTGTGTTCGAGGCTTTCTCTATGATGAAAGATGTCAACTCACTTGATGACTTTGACAAGTGGGCTCGTACTATTATAAAAGGTGGTAAGCTAACAGAAGGTGGGGTAGACCGTACAGGTGCTATGATACGTGAGCTAGAAGGTGTCATGAGTCATAGTATACTATCTGGCCCTAAAACACCAGTCCGAGCAATCATGGGTACATCTGCTGCAACATTCTTAAGACCTCTATCTACAGCATTAGGTGCTGCTATACGTTACCCGTTTAACGGTGACACAGCTACACTTAGATCTAGTCTTGCGTCTATAAACGCTATGGTAGAAGCTGTACCTGAGTCGTTTGAATTATTTAGAACTAAGCTAAACTCATACTGGAAGGGCGACATATCAAGTATTAAGACTCGTTATGTAGACTTTACCAGAGGTGATGAGAACTGGGAGATCTTACGTCGTTGGGCAGAAGATAGTGGTAGAGCTACACCCGGAGAAACAGCAGCGTTTCGTGTAGCTAATATGGCACGTCAAATGAACAACAGTAACTTGCTAACATACTCTACTAAGATTATGGCTGCAACTGACGATGCGTTTGGTTTTATACTTGGACGTGCAAAAATGCGTGAAAAGGCTATGCGTAGAGTCTTGGAACTACAGGACAATGGCATATCTACACCAAAGATAACTCGTAAACTGATGAAAGCTTACGAAGATGATTTTTACTCACAGCTATATGATTCTGCTGGTAACATCACAGATGAAGCTTTATCATTTGCACGTAAAGAAGTTACACTTACACAGGAGCTTACAGGCTTTGCAAAAGGTCTAAACGATGTATTTACAGCTACACCATTAGCCAAACCATTCTTTTTGTTTGCTAGAACTGGTGTCAACGGTCTTGCACTCACAGGTAAGTATACACCCGGTTTTAACTTTTTAGTCAAAGAGTTTAATGATATTGCTTTTGCTAATCCTAAAGATCTAGGCAGTGTACGTCAGTATGGTATTACCACGGCTGAAGAGCTGGCTAACGCACAGGCATTACAAACAGGCCGATTGGCAATAGGCTCTGCTGTTACATTTATGGCAGCTATGGCATGGATGCGTGGTGATCTTAACGGTAATGGCCCAGTTGACAGACAGAAGAGACAGATGTGGCTAGATGGTAAGTGGGAGCCAAGAACTATAAAGCTAGGTGCTGTACGTGTTGGTTATGATAACTTTGAACCATTTAACCTTATTATGTCTACAATCGCTGACGTAGGTGACGCAAGTGAACTTATGGGTGAAGAGTGGACAGAAGGAGAACTACAAAAAATATCATTAGTTATAGCTCAGGCTATTACAAGTAAGTCTTACCTAGCTGGTATACAGTCATTTGTAGACTTATTTGGTGGTAGACCCGGCCAGTTCAATAGAATCATAGCAGGCTTAGGTAACAACGTTGTACCTTTAGCAGGTTTACGTAACGAACTTGGTCAACTATTTACACCTTACATGCGTGAGTTAGGATCTGGTATTGACCAGTCTATACGTAACCGTAACTTATTAACAGAAAAGCTAACAGCACTTACTCCTGTACAAGAACTGCCTATCAAGTATGATTTACTTAATGGTAAACCACTTAAATCATGGGACTTCTTAACTAGAATGTACAATGCAGTTAGTCCTGTATCTTTGAACTTAGACCAAAGTCCCGGTAGAAACATGTTGTTTGACAGTGGGTATGATCTAAGACTGTCGACATATTATGCACCAGATAGCACTAATCTTACTGACTCACCTTATCTTAGATCTGCGTTTCAGAAAGCTATCGGAGATCAAAACTTAGAACTAGAACTAGACAAGCTAGCAAAAGACAAAAGAATATTAGCATCTATTGAACAGATGTATGCTGATATTCGTGCAGGCAAGCGTGCACAGTATAATGCTAGAGACTACTATCATAATATTATTATAGATAGATTGTTTAGAAGAGCTCGTAGAATTGCATGGGCAAAAGTTCGTAACATACCAGAAGCTCAAAAGTTAATTGAAGAGCAGAAAAAGAAACAAATAGCCCAAAGACAGAAGAGAAGAAACACAGCAAACATCCTCAACATACCTAAATAAATGGCAACAACATTCGTAGACTACACTGGGGATGGAAATGCAACCAAAGCGTTTTCTTTCCCTTCTATACAAGAGTCAGATGTAAAAGTACAAGTAGACGGTGTTTTAAAAACAACAAGCACACACTACAATATAACAGGCTACACTACTACAGGTGGTGGTAATGTAGTATTTACATCAGGCAATATACCAGCTAGCCCTGCAAAGATACGTATTTTCCGTGATACAAGCGTAGATGTTGCAAAGGCTACGTATACGGCAGGGTCATCAGTCAAGGCAGGCGACCTTAATGCTAACCACGAGCAGTTACTATTTGCTGCACAAGAAGAGCAAAATCTAGGTAACGTATCAACATCTGCGTCTGGACTTATGTCTATAGCAGATAAGACAAAACTTGATGGCATAGAAACAGCAGCAACAGCTGACCAAACAGCATCAGAGATTAGAACATTAGTAGAAAGTGCAAGTGACAGTAATGTATTTACTGATGCTGACCACAGTAAACTTGATGGTATAGAAGCTGGTGCAACAGCAGATCAAAGTAACGCAGAAATTAAAACTGCTTATGAAGCTAACTCTGACACTAATGCTTTTACAGATGCAGAAAAAACCAAACTAGCAGGCATAACAGCTGGTGCTGGTGCTACAACCTTTGTAGGTTTAGGTGACACACCAACTAACTTTACAGGTGCAGCTGGTAAAACACTAAAGGTAAACTCATCTGGTAATGCTGTTGAGTTTGTTACAGTTACAACACCAGCTGGTAACTTTGCTGGTCTTACAGATACACCTTCTAGTCTAACAGGACAGGGTGGTAAAACAGTCAAAGTAAACTCAGGTGGTACAGCTCTAGAGTTTGAAACTGTTAGCTCTGAAGTTGTATCTGATACTACACCACAGCTTGGTGGTAACTTAGATGTACAGACAAACGAGATTACTACAAGCACAACTAACGGTAATATTAAAGTAACACCTAACGGTACAGGTGTTGTAGAAATCAAAGGCGCAGGCGGTGCAGATGGTACACTGCAACTTAACTGTTCAGCAAACAGTCATGGTGTCAAAATTAAGTCACCACCTCATAGTGCTGCACAAAGTTATACACTGACATTACCATCTAACATAGTAAACGGTCAGTTTCTAAAAACAGATGCTAATGGTAATCTAAGCTGGGCAGCCGCAGGCGGAAATCAAAATATATCAATCAACACATTGTCTAGCTCTAGTGGCTCAGGCGGTGGTAGTGCAACCTTTAATGGTTCTGCTACAAGATTTACACTATCAAACCCCGGTACAAATGCTCAAGCACATCTTGTTAGCATCAATGGAGTCATTCAGAAACCTAATAGTGGAACCAGTCCAAGCGAAGGATTTGCTATTGATGGTAACGATATTATATTTGCCAGTGCCCCTGCTAGCGGTGCTGACTTCTTTATTCTCACCCTCGGACTCGCAATAAGTGTTGCAACTCCAGCTGACGATTCAGTCACATCTGCCAAGATTGTAGATGGTACTATCGTAAATGGTGATATAGCTGATGATACTATTACAGAAGCTAAACTAGATATACATGCAGCACCCTCTGGCACAGACAAAGTACTTGGGTATACATCCAATGGTATGGAGTGGGTCGAGTCAGCAGCTGGAGCTACAGGTGGTGGCACAGATAAAATATTCTGGGAAAACGGTCAAACAGTAACAACCAACTACACAATTACAAACGGCTACAACGCAATGTCAGCTGGCCCTGTAACAATCAATAATGGTGTTGCTGTAACAATCGGTACTGGAGAAAACTGGACAATCGTATAAATTATGCCTATAACATTAAACGGGTCTGGCACAGTATCCGGTATATCTGCTGGTGGTTTACCAGATGGAATAATACAAAGTGCCGATTTAGCAACAGGAGTTGGAGGTAAAATTCTTCAAGTTTTACAAACAATTAAGACTGATGTTTTTTCTACAACTAGCACGAGTTATGTATCAGTTACAGGTTTGACTCAAGCAATTACAGCAGCTTCTACAAGTAATAAAATTTTAATAAACGTTACTTTGTATGGTGGTTGTAGTGGAGCTAACAATGTTGCTGGATTTAAATTAGCAAAAGATAGCACAGCTATGGATGGTAATACAATTGGTGCAGCGTCAGGTAATAATGCACAATCAGGTACATTTAGATTTAGAACTGAAGCAGAAACTCAGGCAGAAGAAACCAGTTTTATGTTCTTAGATACACCAGCAGATACTAATTCTCATACTTATGGGCTTTTAATGAAAGTTTTTGGTAGTACTACTGGCAGATTAGGTACTACAGGAACTAATGGTAACTATGACCAACATATGAGGTGTCCCTGCTCAATTACTCTCATGGAGGTAGCAGCATGAGTCAATTAAAACTAACCGCAGACAGCGGTGGAGGTACAGTTGCTATCAAGGGCCCAGCCAGTACAACTGGTAACGCAGCTATTGAGTTGACTGTACCCGGAACTGGTAGTGGCACATTAGCCGTCGGAGATACAGGTAAGATACTACAAGTTGTATCGACAACTAAAACTGATACAGCCTCTTTCGCATCTGCTAATACAAGTAATTTTACTGATATATCAGGACTATCAGTTTCCATTACTCCTTCTTCTACATCGAGTAAAATTTTAGTAGTAGCTACTGTTGCTGCTGCTGTAGGAACTGGCAGTTTGCACGTTAGATTGGCAAGAGGTTCTACAGGTATAGCTGTAGGTGATTCTTCTAGTAACAGACAATCAAGTACAATGTCTCGTAGAACACAGTCGTCAATATATAATTTGGAGATTACTCCTATGTCCTTTAACTTCTTAGACTCACCTAACACTACTTCAGCAACAACTTATAAAGTACAAGCAACAGCAGGCTCAACTTATGATACTACTGTTTATGTAAACCGTTCGTCTGGTGATAATGACTATAGCTATGGGGCAAGAGTGGCAAGTACAATAACAGTAATGGAGGTAGCAGCATAATGGCAACTTTAAACGCAACAAATTTAAAACATGCTTCCTCTGGTTCTAACAATATTGTTTTAGCTGCTGACGGAAGTACAACTATATCTAACCTATCAGGTGGTGTTGGTAAAATTTTACAAGTAAAACAAACTTTTAAAAATGATACTGCAAGTACAAGCTCAGGCAGTTTTGCAGATATATCAGGTTTTACAGTTAGTATTACACCATCTGCAACAAGTAGCAAAATTTTATATACAGGTAGTTTATATTTGGGTTTTACAGGTGCAGAGGGAAATTTTAGGCTAACGAGAACAGTTAGTGGAACTGCGACTGAAGTAGGTAATGCAAGTGTTGTAGATGATGATGCAGATGGTGCTTTCGCTATTGGTGGAGGTTCTCAATATACTGTAGCTACTTTTTCATTTTTAGATTCACCAAATACAACAAGTGCAATTACATATGGTATTAAATGGCATATGCACTCTGGAACTATGTATCTTAATAGAACTTGGGATAATGGTTGGTTTCATGGAGCATCATCTATCACAGCTATGGAGGTAGCAGCATAATGGCACTAACACAAATAACAGGTGGAGACGGAATCAAAGATGGTTCTATCAAAGAAGCCGATCTTAATATAGACAATACTCCTACGAATGATTATGTACTAACTGCAAAATCTAGTGCTGCTGGTGGTCTTACATGGGCTGAAGCTAGTGCTGGTGCAACAGGCGGTGGGTCGGACAAAATCTTTTGGGAGAATGGGACAACAGTAACTACTAGCTATACGATTACTAATAATATGAACGCTGGTACGTTTGGCCCTATAACAGTAAACTCAGGAGCTACAGTAACTGTAGGTTCTGGCGAGACATGGACAATTATTTAACATGCCTATAGTATTAAACGGAACAACTGGACAGATAACAGGCACAAGTTTATCAGGCATATCTACAGGTAAAATTCTTCAAGTAGTACAAGCAACCAAAACAGACAATCAAAGTTTTACTTCTTCTAGCAGTGGTGATGATAGATATGATATAACTGGTTTAAGTGTTTCTATAACTCCAGCATCTGCATCAAATAAAATTTTAGTTACTTACAATGTTAACGTTGGTGGCCCAAATGGTGGCTACCGAGCTTTTATTCAGTTAATGAGAGGATCTACAGACATCTATCGAGGTGCTGATTCAAACTCTCGAACAAGATGTAGTAATTTTATATACACTCGAAATGACTCAGTTGGTCATATAGCTGCATATATGGCTACTGGTACACATTTAGATTCTCCTAATACAACAAGTGCAACAACATATAAGCTGCAAATTACTACACATAATAGTGGTGGAAATGTTTATTACGTAAACACAGCTGCTTCTAACAATAGTAATTCATCAGGTCAAAATCCTATTAGTCAAATAACTGTAATGGAGGTAGCAGCATGACCGTAAAATTAGTAGGCTCTACCTCTGGGTCAGTATCCTTACAGGCTCCAGCATCAACAACAGGTGGTGCACATAGAGTCTTAACTTTGCCAGATGTAAACGGCACAGTAGCTACAACAACTACTGCTGGTAAAATCTTGCAAGTTGTTCAAACAGTTAAGACAAATAGAACAACTATCCAATCACAAACTTTAACTGATATTACAGGCATGAGTGTCAGTATCACTCCGAGTTCCGCTTCTAATAAAGTTTTGGTTAATTACTCTGTAATGGTTTTTTCTAACGCTATGTATTATGCTATGCGTTTAGTCAGAGATAGTGATAGTACAATTTTTATTGGAGACCAAAACCCAAGTGCTACAAGTCAGCTTAGAGCTTCTTTCGGAAGTTATGATTCAAGTTATGTAATTGCAGATACAATAGCTCAAAGTTTTTTAGATTCTCCAAATACAACATCTGCAACAACTTATAAATTACAAGCATACTCTCCATATTCTTCTAGTTATATTATTGGTATTAATAGTGGAGTTGCACTAGATAACTACAGTTACATGACAAACGGTGTTTCAACGATAACCGTTATGGAAGTAGCAGCTTAACAACAATTATTTTTTACAACAATGGCATTAGATCACGAAGCAATCTACTCTGCATATGCAGGCACAGTAGTATCAATAGACGACTCCGCTGGAGCGTTTGACAAAGACGGCAAATCAGTTACACTTGATGCTGTCAAAGTAGCAGCAGCTCGCACAGAATTAGACAAGGCAGCCGCAGCAATTAAATACAAGTCTGACAGAGCAGCAGCTTACGCCTCTGTAGGCGATCAACTAGACATGCAGTATTGGGACGCAGTAAACGGAACTACTACATGGAAAGATCACGTTGCAAAGGTAAAGGCAGATTACCCAAAACCATAGGAGGGTAGATAATGTCACGAATAATCGTAGACTCAATACGTAACTCGTCAGCTAGTTCTGACGGGATTACGCTTAGTTCAGATGGTAAGGTAGCATTTCCAAATACAAGTACAGGTAAAGTTCTTCAAGCTGTTCAAGTAGTAAAAACCAGTAAACAATCCGTACAATCTCAAACTATGGTAGATATTACAGGTTTTGAATTAACTATAACTCCTAGTGCAGCATCAAGTAAGATTCTTCTTATTACTACAATAACAGCTTGTTGTCACTCTTCTGGGGGTTTTAATCTATGGAGACAGATTGGTAGTAACTCTTATGCTCAGTTGACTACTTATATAGGTGATGCTGATGGAAGCAGAGAAAGATATACTATGCAAATGGGTCAGACGCAGACAGCAAATGTTGCCGAACGATCTATGACAATTTTAGATTCTCCGAATACAACAAGTGCAGTTAAGTACAAGTGGCAAACTGGAACTCCATACAATAGTAATTATGTAATAGTTATTAATTCAACAGCAGACGATAGCAACAGTAGTTACTATTCAAGAACCATATCAACAATGACAGCACAGGAGATAGCAGCATAGAACTGCCTACCATCAAACTGCCAGATGCAGTACAACTGCAAACCCCCTCTTTACCTCTCCCTACAGCAGATGTTCCCTCATATCAACCTTTGGTCGTACCTCCGAGCGATTTACGAAGACCCGAAGGTACAAAGGAGGTGCAAACAGAAGAAAACCCACCCCCAAAAATACACTTTCCACCCTTACCTAGTATCACTTTACCATCGCAAGAAGTCTTAGTCGCTGCATCGGTTACTGCTGTAACTGCTGTAGCAGCTGCGACTGTTACACAACCTGTAATCAATGCGTTGAAAGATAAAATACAAAAGTTCTTACAAGGCAAGATAAACAAATGGAAACAAAACCGCCAGAAAAGAAAGGCATCCTCAAAAAAATAAAAGAGAATGTAGATGACCATGACGAACAGATGCAAATACTAGGAGCCATGGTGCGTCTAGGCGTAGTTATCTGGTCTGGTTTTATCATTACACTAAACTACGTAGAGTTACCTATGGTCAAAAAGACTGGAGCATCGTCCGATATCACGTTCGTCGCCTCGATTTTTACGGGTGCACTGGCCACGTTCGGGCTGTCTACAGGTAGAACAAAAGGTGAGAAAGACAAACAACAACCAAAACAATGAAGAAACTAATTCTTCTCTTAGCCCTGTTATCACCCGCAGTAGCAAGAGCTAATACTGTCACACCCCAGTTTACTACAGGGTCTATGAACAGTACAACTACAACAACTCAAACTATCGTAGAGACGGAGCAAGTGCAAGTCTTCGGTGCAGCCGTGAACACTTGGTCTGGTTCTAATATTACAGCATCAGCGAGTGCTGGCATTGCTGGTGGTGATGCAGTATTTACAGTTACTGACAACACATTACCATGGAGCTTAGAAACAACAACAAGAGCAGCAGGCTTAGTAGAACAAAGAGATTATACAAGAAACTACACAATAAACTCTACTACTACATCGCTCTCTGTCTTCTCTCAGTAACACCTGTATACGCTGAAGGAGATACAGTTAATAAATCAAATCCTGTAGCAGCAGCTACGGGTAATGTGACGAACCAAGCCGTACAGTTTCAAAACAACGGTGCATCGTCACGTCAGGTATATGGCCCAAACATACAATGTAATGGGTCTAC